CGCAAGCAAAGCCCCCAGACGGACTCGCTATATGAGGGCGGTCCGCCTGGGGGCTTTGGCACCCAATAGGCGGGTCAAAATCAAACGCTGAAACCGGGTCACTTTTAAACGCTCATTGACAGCTGACTGCTTGTTGACGCTCTTGCGCTTCTGTGACGCTTGTTTGCGCTCCGCACGGGCAAGCTCAGTCACGGCATCCGCCATTTCGTTTTCGTTCACATCGGTTGCAATATCAGCCAGAGACTTCTTGGCGGGCTCTTTGGGTTCGGGCTTCGAGGCACCAGACCCTTGCGAGACGACCGAGCTTCGGTTGAACGCATGACCCATGCTTTCAAAGCTCCGAAACAGCTCGTCGTGAATGCCGACGTCATCGCCCCAAAGACCGACGCGGCGATAATCCATGCGGTTGGGCGGCGTGTGAGCAAGCGCGTACCCGACAAGCTGCGGCGGCAGTTTTGCCGGCTTCTCTTGCGGCTTGTCAGCCTTGGGAATGTTCTCGGCTTTCGACCAGATACCGCCCACTCTGACAGCGTTTCTGAACGGGCACATGAAGCAGGCATGCGCCAATGCGCAAATCTTGTCCTCTGTGCGCTCCGGTCTGCCTTGTGTTCCGTTCTTGTGAACCTGCTCACAGTGCGAGACCGTTGTACCTTCTTTCTTGATCGGGCAATGAAACGTGTATTCGTTTGCCATCTACCAGCTCCCCTCTTGTGGAAATTTCTCTGCGCGTATCTTTTGACGCTCTGCCTGTTTGCGGATCTTCTCTTCTCGTGCGCTCTTTTCCTCTTGCGCTCTCTTTTTCAGAAGGATCGACCTGCGCTTAGCCTGCTCTTTGATGAACGTGTCCATGTCCTCAGTTGAGAAGTCGTTCACCTCTGCGGCTCTTCTGAGAAATTCGTCCGCTTTGTGCGTTTCATACGCGACATCGCCTTCGTCAAAGATCAGATCGAGACTACTCCAGAAGCCATTTTCTATTCGGGTAAGATCACCATTCATCGCTCAACTCGTCGCGCTTTTTGGCAATGAACTCCTCGTCCGCTTCTGCAAACGGATCGGGGTCACCTGGCTCTCCTGGATCGAGGAAGTGCATCCCCTCGATCTCCATATGATCGAGATTGAGATAGAGCATCTCCTCGCGTGGACCTTGCGCCACGCTCTCGATGATCAGGCGGTTCAGCTGTTCCATCACCAGCTACCCCACTCGTCGCCGCGGTCGATGTCAGCCAAGGGCTCTACTTCGGCGGTGGCGGAAGGTTCATCGTGACCCTCAAAGAACGAGCTGATCTCTTCGTAAATCTTGGTTCCAGGCTGCGCCCACTTCGCGCGCCCGAAAGTTGATTGAAAGCCTCTCGAATGAATGAAGGTCTCTTTCTGTTCGAGGCTGTATCCGTTCTTGTGACGCTTGATTGCCTCGTCACTGGCCGCGGCTCTGACGTTGCCCTCGCTGCCGTTTGTGCCGCGTTGCATCTGTCCTCTGGCTTCGCGTGAACCGTTACGCTTGAGAAGGGTACACTCGTTCGTCCCTTGGTCGATCAGCAGCACCAGAACGTAATCTTTCGTGCCGCCCTGATGGACGAATTCTTGAATTTCAACGAAGCGCATCCTGTCACCTGTCTATGTCTCTGTCTGTAAGTCATTTATGACTGACTATTTACGGGAGCGCAAACGCGAATTTCACCCAATGCTCAGAAGAAGAGATTTCATGGGGTCAAGCTTTACAGCCTCGTCGAGAGCTTTCACGGTTTCGGCAACGGTGAGGTCACCTGGATCTTTGTCGCCTGGCGGACGTGCGATCTTGACGCGAAAGCCCATCTTCATGATCTCGGTCGCGGTCTTGAGCGCTTTTCGATACGCCATTTCCTCACCATCCCAGAACAGAATGATCTCGCGCGTTCCCCATGATTTCAGACGCAGCAGCTTGTTCTTCTGGTCATTGCCGTCGGCGCCTTTTGACAAGTGGACACCGAAAGACCCTACAACCGCCTTGTCCTCGTGATGAGTCTTCTTGATGTTGACCCATGTGCGAATAACGTCGAACGCGCCTTCACACATGATGACGCTACGCTTGCCCGCGGCGTTTTGACCATTGAACAGAAAGCGCCCAGTTCCGGGCAGGCCCGGCGGGAAGAGGTATTTACGGTCGCTCTCGCCGGATAAATCACGACCTTGAAAGGTGACCATTTCGCCATCGAGGTCGTAGATCGGAATGAGAACGCGCTCACCGAAATACATACCGCCGCGTTCGCCGTCCTTCTTGGTGTAATTGTACCAGCCGTCAGGGCAGTATCGCAGTTTGAAATACTTTGCCGTTTCACCATCAACGCGACGCTGCTTGAGGTATTTCAGATTGCCGCCGTCGGGTGTTGGCAGATCGTACCCGTCTGGCAATTTCCAGTCCTCATTGTCGAGAACTTCGGTTTCAAGCTGCGTCGTGCGCTCCGGCCGCCAGCCCATTTCTGAAGCCATGCGTTCGAGATATTGCGCCGTGGCGCGCTTTGACCCGTCGAGCTGCGCTTCGGTAAAGGTGAAGATATTGAACGTCGTGCCGCAGGAGCCGTGAAAGCAGTTGCCGAGACCCGTGTCGCGGTTTGCATAGACCTTCCATTCCGAGCCGTGACAGAACGGGCATTCCTGAATGTTCAGCTGTTCGCCTGACGAGCCGTGACCGATGCGATATTCGACGCCTTCGCGCTCAAGGACATCCTCAAGCGTCAGGTTTTTCAGGATATCTTTAATGCTCATTTCTCACGCACCTCGATGATCATAGACACCTGTTCTTCACCGACAGGGCATATCAGCGCCGTTGTTTTATGATCGGCCCAAACCATCTTGTAAGAGGGTTCAAGATTGTACTCGCTATTGAAGGCCATTGTGGCGAGATGCCATTCGTCGTGTGACTTTATGGCATAGATATTTAGCCTCTTATCGCTCACAGCTTCTCCTCTGCGTTTTGAATGACCTGTTGCAGACGGTCGGCCCGAATGCGGTCGCCGCGCGCAATGCTGATCGACAACTCCCAAGAGGCTGTCTCAATCAGTCCCTTGATCTTTTGTCGCTCGATCACTTGTTTGATCCATGCGATCATCTGTCTGGCCTCATATACATTACTGAGTGATAGACCTCTTTGCGCGTCAGAGTTTTCGACTCTTGCGCGTTGACCCAGTTCAGAACCTTGTCAAACGCAGCCCACTGACCTGAAATGAAGTCATCACTGACGGTTTCTTTAGCGCAGGGCTTTTCATCCAGCGATCGGTAATGCGGTGACATCGGGATCGGGCAATCGCCTTCGCATTGTGACCAGTCATCGCCGGAATACTTGCCGCACTTTGGACAGCCTTTTGGCTGATGCAGCTCAGCCTGCTCGGCGCGAAATGCGGCGTCGTTCTCGGCGCACCAACCGTCTTTCTTTTTCATTCTTCCTCCAGGTAACTGACTGCTTCGTCCCAGTCGCCCTCGATCCACGCCTTGATCGCCATGTCTCGATCCCAAACGTCCTCGATCTTCTCGCGAACCTCTACCAGAAACAGGTCTATCACCATCGGGCGACCGTCTGAGAGTTGAGTTGACTCGGTCATTTCTTATCCTTTGTCATTTTATGCGTCTTGCCGGCCAAATTCATCGCCCATTTCAGATCCTCTTCTGAGGATAGTCCGAACATGCCTGAACCAGAGGCTATGCACTCAAGAGTGCTGTTTGCGGATTTCAGGCGCGCTCTGAGCTTGGTGTTGTTTGCTGCGATGTCCCGCGCTTTTTCTGACCAGAACCGCCAGATGTTTGACCCTACTGATGCGTGTCCGCTGTCCAGTGCGGCTTCAAGATCAGCAATGCGCTTCTCCACGCCTTCGGAAGCCCGCTTGTTCCATTTATCAACGCTTTCTGGGTGATCGGCGGCGATTCCCATTCCCGAAAGAATGCAGTCGCCTTGAGATTGACCCTCATGAACGGCCATGTTCGACTTGGTGATAGTCAGTTTCTCACCACAGAAGGGACACGGTTTCAGAACTGGATGAGTCATCAGTAGTTGCCCTCTGCAACCTGGCAGCACAGCAGGCCCTTCTCGCGCCACATCTTCGTGTCTTCGATGCGATCTTCGAAGGCGAGCTTGGGGTCGAACCCGTCCATGCGCGCCTTCTCCAGAAGCTCGCCTTTGACGATGTGACTGAGCCGCCGATCACCGTTCTTGCGCATGTAGAGAACGGGGCCGGTAATGCCGCCGCTCTTTTGCATGTAGCGCCAGTGATGCGCTGCAAAGCTCCTGATTGGGCATTGCAGATGATCGTCGTAGAGCCAGTTGTAGGTGACCTCGCGCTGAGCTTCCGGTCGACCGGTGATGAAGATGACCCGATGATGCTGGCGCAGAAGGCTATAAAGCAGCTCCCATGTCTGCTTGATCGGCGCGTCTTTCGCGACCAGCTCGTCAGACAGGAAATTGTCCCAGTCCTTCTTGAACGGCTTCTCATAGATCACGTTCGGATCAGGGATGATGTGGTGCAGACGATGTTTCGCATCTGCCAGTGTACCGTCTATGTCAAATACGCAATCGATGGTTTTATCTCCTCTTTTGAATGCCGACAGCCTCTTCGGGAGACCATCCACGCTTGAGACGCATTTTGAGAGCGCCTCGGGTTATGTTTGCGAACTCGGCCCATTGAACCCAGGTGCGACGATCTCCGTTGACCGTCAGGTGCTTGGTGCATCGGCGGTTCATAATGTTGTCGATTTTGTCGACCCAGTGGCAATTTTCAGGACTGTAGCCTTTCGAATTGTCCTCTCGATCAAGTTCCTTGCCTTCTGGCTTTTCTCCCATGTCTGACAGAAAGTTCTCGAATGTCTCCCATCGAGCGCAGTATCCAATTCCTCTGCCGCCGTAGTTTTCATAGGCTGAGTGATTAGGATTTGAGCATCGCTGCTTCATGCCAACCCATGAATGATAGGTGGGTGAGTTTACCCACTCGCTTGCTCGATTAAGACATCCGCATGACGGGTTAGGTTGACGCTTAAATACTTGAGCGCGAAGTCTCTTTGTTCCGCCGCATTCACATGTGCAATCTACCCACGTCTCGACATCGCGGTCAGCACTCACAACAGTCAATAGACCTTTGCGCTGCCCTACCCACCTGTCAAATACGATGTCCATATCAGCTCCAATACCGGTAGATGGTGGGCCGCAGGCTCAGAAACGCCGCGGTTGTCATGTCCTCGGGCCAGAGCCGAAGATGCTTTATTACGAACCACAGGTGCCACGGTGCCCATGCGATCGCGTCCTTGTGCTCGGGTTTGTCGCGGTAGCAACTCTCCCAGTATTTCTCGACCCCCAGCGGCATATCGGGGTTTGCCTTCATCAGACCGACGTAGGGGTAGAGAGTGCCAGGGTGTGACAGCCACTCGCTTTCCAGATCCATCGTCATGCTGTCGTGCTGCGTCTCATACAAGAAGGCGTCGAGATTGTTGCCGTAGCGGCTCCACTCTTCACGGCTCAGGGCCGGCGTCAGCAGAACTTTGTCCTCAAGGCCGAACTCGTCGTCGTGACTGACCATCTGGTGAAGCGCAGTGACGGGATTCATCGCCTCGTGGAAGATCAGATTTTCCATCACTTCGCCGGTTGTCTTGGCAAAGGATTTCACGTCGGCCCGAAAGGCTTCGAAGCGCTCAGGGTTTTCCAGCGCGCCATCATCGTCGAAAGACAACTGTGAGCGGTCTGCCCGCAGATCCTCGAACACGTTGAGATCGAGACCGTATCCTACGGCCAGGTGCATTCTGATACCCATTCTTATCCCCAGCTCCCAGATTTGTCGTCATATTTCATCTTTATATCGTTGTTTTCGTTAGTGTTTTCAGGAACAGCAAGACTGATCTTCAACCGATCTTCGAAGAAAGAAGCAGGTAGCTCGATGTTGACGGCCACAGACTGCTCGCCCTCTTGCGCCGTGTAGCCTGCGGGCCTGAAGGCGCTGTTGACATCGTCCACATTCCGAACAGCGCGTACGGAGCCGTCTTTCTTGACGAAGAGCCGCGCCTTGATTTCAAATGTTTTGCCCATGTGAGCCTCGCGTTTGCTGTGTTAAGTCATTTGTGACGTACTGATTGAGGGGTCGCAAGAGTGCGACCCGCCCACTCAGCCGATGGGCTTGATCCACTTTTTACCGCCTCTGTAGCCGTATCGACTAGCCTTTCCGCAGCGATAGCAGTGAGACTGCGGCATGCCTCGATAACCGCTACCCCACGTCACATAGAAGGCATGACCTTTGATCGAGCAGATGATTTCGCGCCACAGTTGACCCCATGAAGGGTCAACAGAGGTGTTTTGAACGTGATCAGGCTTCTTCATCAGATGCCACCTTTCCCAAGTACCTTCGTGATGAATGTCGCGGTCGCTAGATCCTGTTCGATGTTCAGGACATATCCGCCGGCCATGTTACGCACCGCGGCCATGAACAGACGCGCTTCGCCGTTCTCTTTCTCTTCGTCGCTTGCGTTGATAGAGAACATCGCATCAGCCAGTCGAACCTTGTTGAAGTCTTCTGCCGCGTGTTCCGCTTTTGCCAGCGAGGCTTTCATGCCATCACGGTTTGACTGAATGGCGGTGATGACTGCGAGGTCTTCGTCCTTGGCAAGTGAGCGCAGACCCATACCGATCGAGGCGCTTTCTCGAATGGCGTCGTCCTTGTAGACGCGATCTGGGGCCATGATGTCCCAGTAGTCGACCACGACCTCGTCAAAGATCAGACCCTTTGCCTTGTAATGCTCGACGAGGCGTCTGAGGTCTTTGGGCGAGAATGTCCCTGTGCCGTATTCATGCACCTTCATCTTGCCCGCTTTTGCCAGCTTCGTTCGAACGGCTGACTCCACGTCGATGATATGCTTGAGCAGGTCGTTGGTCTTGAAGCCTGACAGGTACGCATCGACGCGGTCCATCGTCACTTCGACGGAGTTTTCGAGAGAGACGTACAGGACGTTTTTACCGGCGAGCTGCGCGTTGACCGCGAGGTTCATCAGACCAAAGGATTTACCCGCTTTCGCTGGGCCGAGAATGACCAGCATTTCTTTGCGCTTGGCCCCGCCACCCAGAGCGTCATCCAGCTCCTTGTAGCCCGTTGTGATGCCTGGTTCGATCTTGCCTACCGCAATGTCCTTGCGTCGCTCTGTACGCGCCGTGATGTCGTCTGTGACATCATGCCCGATCGAGCCGTCGTTTGCCGCAACCTGGAACGCTTGGCTCATGTATTCTTCGATCAGGTCGAAGTCATGCGTATCCATTGCGGGGACCGACTTTTGCATCGCAGCCATGATCGCTTGGTGCTTTGCAAAGCTGGAGATTTCGTCGATCACATAATCGCGGTCAGACAAGTCTTCCTTGCGCAGCAGCTTGAACGTGTCGATCACGTCGTCCTTTTGATCGGAACGAATGGTCTTGCGCGCAATGGCATCCTTGATCAGTTTGACCAGAACAACCTGCGACGGCACGGATTTGTACTTGTCCCAGTATTGCTGCGACAGCGCGACCAGATGCGCCTCGCTTTCGTTCAGGAAATACGAGGGCTCGATCAGCCCTTCTGTGCGGATGTTGAATGTCGGGTCGCGCAGAGACAGCGCTGCGACCTTGCTTTGGAATTCGTCATCGAAGTCATAATGAGGCATTAGTCTCGCACCTCACAGACACTTTCAATGGCGCTTTTGAAGATCAGGCTGGGGTGTCCGGTCTCGTCTTCAAGCAGAATGGTATAGCGGTCGAAAGATTTCAGATTGCCTTTATAGGTGGCCTCGTCTGTGGTGTTTACCCAGATGCTCTTCCCCACAAGCTTGCTGAGATATTGCTCATGACCCCAAGGCCGCGGGATGCTGAGCTTTTGTCGTTTCTTTTCCATGTTCTCTCCTGCCTAACAGTCATCACTGACTGAGTAATGTTTTCTTGATATCGCGCATTTGCTTGACCGTGTCGAGTGATAGGACGCGCACGACCTCTGTCTCTCGAATGAGCCTCAGATCGTAGCATAAGCGCGCCAGTGCGATATTTCGATCCGGCCTGTTGCGCACCTCATTGATCAACCACTTGGAGCATGCCTTCTGGTTGCTGCTGCCGACCCAGGCGTCTGCGTGATAGTGCGAGTGCTTGGGCAGCCGAAGCTTGATCGTGTTTCGCTTTTCAAAGGCACGCTGTCCCGAGATCATGGTTGACGCCTCTGTCAGCATGTTCAGCGGCGGCAGGTCCAAATCTGCGAGATACGGGTTGTTCGATTTCCACTTGTCGAAGCCGCGCTCCTGCATGAAGTAATTGAACGAGGCATCGAAATAGCTGTCGTATGGGCAGCCCAGCTGATCGACGAGGTGCATACGGTTCAGGGTCGATACAATCGTGCGCGCAGGGCGATTGTAGAGGCTTCTCTGTGCGTTCTTGGGCAAGTCGCTACGTCCACTGGCGGGACGCCCGTAGAAGCGCTTGAAAGCGCGTCTGTGCGCTTCGTTGTATTCGTGAATAAACACGTATGAGCGCAACACCGGATGGATGTGACGATAATCGAACCAGCACTGGTGGATACGCTTGCGTTCGGCTTTGACCATGTCCTTGCGCCAGAACTTATACATCAAGCCTTCGAGTGTCGTCCAATCGAGTTCTGACTGGACGACATCTTTGAACAGATCGTTAGCCGTCTGTGATGAAGGATGGGAATTCAAACTGTTGGCCCTCGTCGCTGTCTGCACTGTCGATGTCAGTGTCATACGCATCGAGAATTAGCCGGACGAGGCCGTGCCTGACGATGTCATCCCGCGTGAATTCAACTGAACCGACTGTGTCTAGATAGCAGATACGCTTGAACCCGTCAATCAGTCCTGACTTAGTATTTGATGGAAGCATGCACTGCTTTGGGTCGCCGTCAATGGCGTATCGTGCGCCCTCGCCCAAGCGTGTCAGAAACATCTTCATTTCTTCGACGGTGGCGTTCTGCGCCTCGTCAAAGAGAACCATGGACGGCTCGTCAAAGCTGCGGCCCTGCATGAAGTTCAGCGGTACAATCTCGATCTTCTCGGTGCGCATCAGATATTCGAAGTGACCGTGGCCCAGGCCGTCGTTGAACCCCTGCCCGTAGGCTGCGATGTAGGGCGCCATCTTCTCTTCCATGGTCCCTTTCAGAAACCCGATCGGACGACCGGCCTCAACCGCGGGGCGCGTGAGATAAATCTTCTCGATGTCTTTCTTCAGGAGCATGTCGGAGGCAACCCGCGCCGCGACGTATGTCTTGCCAACCCCTGCCGGCCCAATCCCGAATGTGATCTTGTTGTGACGCAGCGAGGAAATGTATTCCCGCTGTTTCGCAGTCTTGGGAACGAGAGGAGATTTCTGCCGCGCCGGAGCTTTGGGAGCCATATCGTCTACCAACCGAAGATTGGTAATCTGATCTTGATGGCGGGGTTTGGTTTGCTTCCGCTTGGACATAAGTAACTCCTTATAATGTCTCGCATAGTATAACTCATTCCTGAGTGTTTTTGAACAAGACTATGTTATTGACACTCGGAAAGATTATCCGTCGGTAGGTGATCCTCAAACGACGAAACGGCCCCGAAGGGCCGTCTGTCTCAGTCTTTGAAGATTTTCTCATCCGCGGTTCGGAAGTAATACTGTCCACCAAGAACGCAGTGATCTTGGATCGGAATGTATTCAAACACGGATTGGCGAGTTTGCGTGTCGCAGTGGACGACCATGATGCCGTTCTGCCAAATCTCGCCATCCATGAAGTCTGCCCGCCGACGCTGGCCGCCGCCCATCTGGTGAAACTCGCATGCGCCGAAGAACGGGTTGAAGAAGGGCCAGACCTCATGTTTGTGGTAGTGGCCGCCCCAGCCTGGAATGCGCAGCTTGCGGCGCTCTGGATAGTGGCAGCTCAGCAGGCAGTCCCAGTATATCTTGAAGTTCCGCGACAGCTCCTTCTTCACGTCAGATTCAGTGAAGGCTTTGAGCGATGCCTGACCGGTGAAGTTGACCTCATAGCGGTCCAGCCCGAGCAGCTGCGGGATGTCCATGCCGTGCAGATCGCAGAGCAAGACTTTCAGGGCCGGTGTTTGCTCGCCAAGGTGACGGAACAGCCGGTATTCGTGGTTGCCTTCGATGAAGTCCAGCTGTGCGTCGGCGTTGTCCTCGCGCAGCTCTTCGAGCAATTTGTGGTTCCAGTGGATCTCGCTCATGACATCGAACTCGCGCGGGTCCGAGGTGTATTTGCTGAAATCCGCCAGGTCAAAGAAGTCGCCGTTCATATTGATCACGTCAGGCTGAATGCGACGGTTGGCTTCGACAAACATGCGGCGCACGAAGGGGTCGCATTTGGTCCCGTGAAAGTCCGTGCCGACGAGGATCGTCTTGAAGCGCTTGCCGTTGTCCGGCCGCTCATACTTGCCCGCATAGGAGCGCTTCATGTCGGTGACGCGCTGCATTTCATCTTTCGAGGCATGCTTGCCAATGGCGCGCTCGATCCCGTGAGCATGGCGGCTCAACTCAAGATCGGCTTGTCGGCGGAATTCAGAGAATGAACCGAAATATCGGTTCCATGTGCTGTCGCTGATCGAGCTGTTGTTGCGGAACAGGTTGCGGGTCATGTGAACGCGGTGACCTGCCTCGTCTGACAGCATGTCTGCAATGGATCGCAGGTGCTTGATGCAGTCGATATCCGTCCAGTCTTCGCGATACTCGCGCACCTCGTCAGACTTCGGAACGCGGCGGCCCAGGTTGTCGACCATTTGACCAGGCTGAAGGACTTCCTCTTTCTCGACGCGGTCTTGATCGCGTCCAGCTGCAACACGGGAGCCGATGGTCTTGAGGCCGTTCTCGTGGTCCTTGTTACGCCGGCGGATTTCAGAGACGAGGCTCTTGGCGCGACTTAGGGATAGACCCGCCTCCTCTGCAACATCTGACATCGTGGGGAAGGCGACAATGTCATTGTAGATGTCGATGAAACGGTTGGTCTTCTTGAGATTTCGGCCCATATGAGGCTCCCGTGTTGAGGCTCAAAGAGCGATTAGTAAAATGAGGATGCTGAAGGTCAGTGCGATCATTGAGATAAAGGCGTGGTTTGGGGTCATCGCAGATCACCGTGTTTGTTCATCCACTCACTGATGACTGCATTCTCTTCGCGCGTGGAAAGATCGGCTTCGATGTCACCCGCGGCGATGTTGACCCGCTCGATCTCGGCGCCCGTGTCTTGCACGTCGTCGATGATCTTGCGCGTCTCAACCACGGCTTTGACGCCATTGATCTGCTTTTGCATATCGAAGGTCTGAACCTTGGCCTGATGACGGCCGCCAAAGTAGAAGGCGATGATTGCGCTGAGCAGCCACCAAAGAGGTTCAGGGACCAATGCAATGCCGGTCATGCGCGAGGCAAACCACACGGGGTCCACCATTGCAGAGACGAACATGCCGATGATCCCGAATGCCATCAGCGGACGCGGGATGCGGTTCAAACCGTCGATTAGGCGATCGAACCAGTTGGTGCGGTTCTCGCTTTGAAACTCGCGACCGAATTGAGCTTGAGCCCCGCCGGTCAGCTGATGATCTCGGCGGGCCTGGCCTTCACGGCTTGTGCGAAAGAAACCCGCGGTGTCGGTGATAACGTTGCGCCCGCCGCCGAACAGGGCTTTGAAGATGTCTCCTACCATCTTACCACCGTGCCGTGCGGGCTTTGAACTGTTCACGGGTCATATGATACCGCGGGTGCATGAACTCTTCGGCGCGCTTGATCCAGCCGCCCTTCCCGCCTGCGCGGGTCCGAGCATACTTGCGCGACGCGGGCCGACGATCAGCGATGCGGAAATAGTAATTGCGCCGTTCGACGCCGTATGCGTCTTCCATGGCGCTACCCATCTGCTTGTAGACGGCTTCCACCTTGCGCAGCGTGATTGGGCCGATCGACCCGTCTGCCTTGATGTCGGGCAGGGTGCGGTCGATGGTGTTGCACATGCGTTGCAGGATTTTGACAGCGTTGTTGCCCGCGTTCACCTGCATGTCGAAGACGGTTGCATGCAACTCGGCCGGCAGCTGGTCGATCTTGGGCTTGAAGAAGTAATGACGCAGGAAGATTTGAACGGCCTGATCGACGGTCAACAGACGCACATCGCGGGTATCCACGTCGCCGTCTTTGTCCAGATCCATACCAAGGGCGCGCATCGTGTGGATTGTCACGCCGTATTTGGTTGCCCCGCCTGGATCATCAGGGTCGTTCACGTAGCCGCCTTCGCGGGAGACGATGGAATGGGCAATGCTTTCGATGGTGGGTTTCATGATAGCCTCAAGAAGATTGAAGGACGTAGCAAATAGGGTCGAGCTGATCGAACGCATCCTCGCCCCCGCAGCGGTAAGTGACGGCGACCGTGATGCACACGCGACCTGGAAACAGACCGTCTGGAGGCAGAAAGGTGGCCTCAACCGGTGTCAGGTCTGTGCCGAACTGGCGAATCGGGGAAAGAAGAGTCCCAGGAAGCGGAATGTTGCGCTCGTCGGTGAACAAAGGGATTGCGGTCTTCGCGAGACAGCTGGCCCCGTGACTATTTCGTTTGACCAGATACCGCGCCGTCACGGGCTCGTCGGGAGTGACCGGCTCTTTGACGTATGAGAACACTGGATCTCGGTAAAGAATGCGGTCAGCGCCGGTTATCTGGTTGAGAGTTTTGATGATTTCATCGGTTTGCTGTTTCGTCGCCAGCTCATTCACCCCCAGAAAGTCTCGCGCGCTGTCTCTGATCACATCCTTCTTGGCTTCAAATACGACCGTGACGATCCCGAATGCGATGGTCCACGAGGTCAGAATGATGATGGTGATGTCGCGAAGCTTGGATGCGATGCTGGAAACGGAAAGTCCGTATGGGAGGTTCATGGCTATTCCGCTCTGCTAAGTCATTAATGAGTTATCATAACACAACCTACAGTCTAACTCAACAGTATCGGGTCTATATGCGACAGGATGCGCTGCGGGACGCTCTTAGAAGCTCTCTCATGCGCAGGATGGGGTTTTGTGAACCCTGACACTGTGAAAGAACAAGACAGCGTCAGGGAGCGATTTATTTGATCAGCGTGTATTGGATGTGCTGGCCGCCATACTCTAGCCCGTCGACGATCGTCGGGTTCGAATAGGCTTTCGTGAAAGACCAGATGTCTTGCGTGGCCGCGCCGTATCCGACACGCACGTTCAAGCCCTGCTCTTTTGCCATCTCATGCGCCTTCTCGAATAGCTGCTTGCCCAAGCCTTTGCCGCGCTGACTTTCGTGAACCCAGACCAGAGTGATGGTGAAGGCTTTCTCGACATCAAAGGGGAAGTCATCTGCATGTTCTCGAATCCAGTCGTCATTGATCGAAGGGTAGAACAGAAAGCTGCCGATTAGGCGATGACGGTCATCGACCGCCAGGATCACCTTGGAGTTCATGCTTGTGGCGCGCTGAATCCAGGCGTTTCGCTCTTCCGGCGTTTCGATCCAAGGCTGCATGTTGACGATGGCGGTCATGTATTTACGCAAAGACTTGGTATCGCCGGTGATGAATTGGGTCATTGAAGGTTGTCCAGTTCAGTCTTGAGGTGAAGAAGTGCTGCATCAATGTCAGATTGATCTTGTGCAGCGTCGATGGCGGCTCCCGCTTCGAGCCGCAGGGCTTCGATGATCGGCCCGACATAGCGCCAGAGCGACGCCTTGTATTCGAACAGATATGCGACCTGATAGGCTGTTTGGCCCGTGATGCCGATTTCGTGCGATATCCACGGAAAGTCGGTCAGGTCTTCTGGTTCAGGATCGAGGGCGAGATAGCGTTTCGCCTCCAGCTCCTTGTCGAGATAGATCATCCCCTGTCCAGGTAAGTCAGTAATGAACGACTGTCTGGCGCGCGTCAAGACAGACTTCACCTCTTCTCGCGCGTCGGCGCGACGAGGCTCCATGTCTACTTCGGCCAACGCCCCGTCCACCACTTGAAAAGAGGCCAATGGACCATCCGGTTCGTTCGCCTCAATGAAGTCACCAGCGGGCGCGCCCGCGTCTGGCCCGCCATAGGTGTAGAGAGGGTTGCCCGTTTCTGGGTCGTAATAAATACGCATGGTTATGATCCCATCTTGAAGAACTGGTATTTGATCGTTTTGTTGGGGTAGCTTGTCGATCCGGCAATGGGTGTTTTGGAACTGACAAAGGACATGCACTGGTTCTGGTGCATTCGAACAGTTTCTCCACTGTCATTGATCGTTACTTCCCCAAAGTCCATGAAGCCGGAATCAGTTCGGCTCAATATCCAATACCCTGCTCCCAAGTCGGGGAACGGCCCTTGGCAGAGCATTGTACCCGTGGCAGTTGGTGTCAGAGGGATAACGTCGGCGCGGAAAGCAAGGTCTCCTCCAAGGCGATAATCCACTCTACCCGGAGAGCCGTTACCCCCGTTTGCAGAACCGGAAGCGCCGTTGCCTTTCGCGCCTACAGTTATGACCAGAGATGGGTTAGACAGGCCGGAAATATCGTAGTCTGTGACAGATTGAAGCTGCCCAGCAAAACCGCCCACACCCCCAGTATTGTCGCCGCCGCCGCCGCCGCCTCCAGCACCGTACCCTGTGGCATGCCCGCCGGGGGTCTCGTCTACGGTGTACCCTCCTGTTCCTGATTTACCGCTACCAGTGCTTTGGAAATAAGCACCGCTCCCGCCAGCACCTCCTGTGCCCCAAATACTTGATTGACCGGGTGAACCGCTCTTGGCGCTTCTGGAAGCGTTACCCCCTACACCCCCAGCAGCAGTCCATGTCTTGATCGTTGTGGAACCGTTCTTCAGCGTCACAGTGGTCGTCCCACCGTTTGCACCATGGGTGCTGCCATCCCCTCGGTGACCACCACCGCCCCCGCCAATCATATCTAGGGACAGCTTAGCCGTCCCCGAGGGGATGGATACGGTCTGGCTGGAAGTGATCGTAGTCGTTTGCGGGGTGGGTTCTAGGTCTCGGAAGAACTTAGCGTTGTTGATCTTCAACCCCGTCTGGGACGTAGCCTGAATACTCTCGGTGGATGCCCCGTTGTCATAGGACATCGCAAAGCCGAAGCCAGTAGAACCGCCCTCATCCGTCCGCCCCATGTAGATACCATCTGTACCCAGATCGTAGGGGTTGAACTTACCCATCGCGAAGCCCGCAGTCGTGGCGTCGATGGACATAATCTCATCCACGTTGATACGCGCCACAGACATCGTCCCGGCCGTGATGTTGTCGGCGTTGAGAACTGTTGCATCTAGGTGGTCAATCGTGACCGACCCCTCAAGGATCACGTTATCTGCCGCGATACGCGCAAGGCTGGCCGCACCCGTCATATCATCGAACGCCGCCAGTTCCAGTTCAGCGCCCGCTGTACCTGCGATGGTGCGGAAAGACAGGGCCGCAGCCGCGTTACCTTCGAGGTCAACAACTGCACTTTCGAGGGTTTGGACGGAGGCCCCAATCTCGTGAGCGTCCGTAATGTCCTCAACGCCGAGGTAGTCCACCTCAACAACGCTAGATGCGCCCTGTTGATAGTTGAACAACGCCATGGGAACAGCTTTTACCGTAGTAGGACGGAACTGCCCGTGGTGGCTGTTACCTGCCCCTGTAATGATGCCCTCATAGGTACGCCATACGCCGTCATTGGCAAGGTTCTGACCTACCAGAGTACAATACCGCTGGGAGCCGGGGGCGGTGCTTTCCAAGTTACCCGCAGCGTCGAAAGTGCCCATCCCGCAGTACATCTTGCTTGTGGCCGTGCCCGTAACTTTAAGGCGGATTTTAACCCGATATACTCGGTCAAAATCAATGTTAATGCGGGCGGTAGAAAAGATAGAACCGTTACCAACATAGCGCAGCGATTTATTTGCGGTGTACCCTTCGTTTAGTACCGACACCCCTCCAGTTGCGGACCAAAGGTCGAGACCATCGGCAAAGTCCCAGTTACCTGCGTACTCAACAATGCTGTTTCTGACAGAAACCGCCGTGTCTCGCGCAGCTACCGCAGTTGCCGAAGCCCCTGTGGCAGTGTTTGCTGCGTTGGCCGCTGTCGTCGCGGACGTTGATGCCTGAGACGCCTTGGTGCTGGCGGTGTTTGCAGACGTGCTTGCCGAGGACGCCGAAGAACTTGCCTCAGACGCTTTTGTGGAAGCTGTAGATGCGGAAGTCGCTGCCGCTGTTGCCGCCTCTTGGGCCTCTTCCTTCTCAGTTACGTCTTCGATCCAAATTCCGTCTATAAGCCCTTGGGTGTCCGCAGCCTGACTATAGTTTAGACGAGCAATAAGTGCGACACCTCTTGCATCGGTGCCTTTTGCCGCCTGAACATCAGCAAGTGTAAAATCAGCACTAACCCGATCCTGCCACCCGTCCGCCTCTGAGAACGTGTTCCCCGCCGTGACGAAGTACATGTAACCACCATTGGAACCTGTGTTTTGCCCGTCTGCGTCCATAGCAGTGGCCCCAACATAGAAACGGGCGTTGCCTGTTCCGAGCGTGGCGATGGATGCTCTGATCCGATAGCGTCGACCTGGTTGCAATTCCCAAACTCGTTTCTGGGAAATATCCTGACGTGACCCGACATTGCTGGCAAATACATTCGGGCGACCACGGTAGGTGCCGATAAGGCCCCACCCCGGCGAAAGGTCCGCCGCCGAGGGTGTTCCACCGATGCGCCAGCCTTCATAACCATGGGAGAAATCAGGGTTACCGTCCACAAGAACTGTGGTGTCTTTCGCAGAGGCGGCAATAGCTGCAAAGCTAGACGCAGATGTTGCACTACCAGCCGCGTCATTCTTAGAGGAGGCCGCTTGTCCCGCAGAAGCAGAAGCCTCTCCGGCCTTAGTGCTGGCCGTATTGGCGTGAGTTGAGGCAGACGACGCAGACGTAGCCGCTTCGGTTGCTTTGGTGCTTGCCGTGGACGCGGAGGTTGCCGCTGCCGCTGCGTGGTCTTCCGCCTCTGCGGCCCCTGTGATGTCCTCAAAAGTCAGATAGTCAATCTCGGTTACCGCGCCCGAAGAATAACGGTTGCACTGCGCAAAAGGACGCACCTCAACGGTCCCTTGTCGGAAGATGCTCGGAGGGTTTCCGGGGTTTGTATTCGCCGCCTCCCCCGTAATTATCAGTTCTCGTTCAATCCACCCATGCGATTGGACGTTGTACTCTGCGGCTACATAAGTCCAAGTGTTGCCCGCAGGATCGAACCTGATGACATTACCATCCTTATCATAAGACTCCAGACCTGCCAAAATTTGAGGCCCGCCCTCACGACTACCTGACACGGCCACTCGATATCGGATACGCACACGGTAAGTACGAGAGGTGTCCACTGGAATGGTCCCACGCCAAGTAATGGCTGAATTCTGTCCCGACGTGCTGAACACCTTACCGGAGTGCTTCGCCTCGCTCGAAGGGGTTACTTGGGGAGACGGGGCGGTCTCTGCCGCTGTGTAACCCGTACTTCCTGTAAGTGCCCAAGATTTTCCGTCTGCGAAGCCCTCATCCTCACGGGAGGAAATTGCTGATTTCAGGCTCGAACTCGCAGCAACTTCGGAGAACGATGCCGCCTCATTCTTAAAACCTTCCGCGTCAGACGCCGAGGACGCTGCTTGCCCTGCCGAAGTTGAGGCTTCGCCTGCCTTGGTGGTCGCTGTGTTCTTAGACGTGTTGGCCGACGAGGCAGACTGCGCTGCTTCGGACGCTTTTGTCGTGGCTGTGGAGGCACTATTCGATGCAGCGGTGGCTTGCTGCCCTGCTGTGGTCGCGCTGTTGGCCGCGTTGGACGCTTGCGTAGCCGCAGTAGATGCAGACCCAGCCGCGTCGTTCTTCGAGGTTGCTGCCTGAGACGCAGATGTTGCCGCTTCACCCGCTTTTGTGGTCGCAGTATTGGCTTGCGTGGTCGCGGTGGTCGCAGACTGGGCCGCTTCTGTTGCCTTGGTGCTGGCCGTAGAGGCTGACGTTGCCGCCGCAGTCGCATGGGCTTCTGCGTTGGCTTCACCCGTTACGTCTTCAAGACCAAAGTAGTCCACTTCTACTACACGGTGACCATCGTTACCGTAGTTGGTCAGCAATTTAGGCCGTACAAAGGCAGTATCTGGCAGCATACTGTTGCCGCTGCTATTTGCACCCGTGTAATACGCTTCGTACTCTACCCATTCTCCGTCATTTTGAATGACTTTATAGGCAATACCCCAGTGGTCCGAACCCACCCCCGATTGGCTTGCTTGGTAAACCCCGTCTATATCGTAAGACGCCAAACCCCCATAGATCGTGGACGGCCCGTCCGTACCTATTGCGCGGATACGAAGCTTCAACAGGTAGGTTCTTGTAGGGTCGTAGGGGATCGCAGGAGACCACGCGATGGTCGCGTTTCTGGTGTTCAGAACCGCCTTAGCATTTGCCGTAGGCCCACCTGCGATTACAGAGAAGGTGGAGCCGTGCCACCCTTCGGTGTCGTGCGCGAAATCCCAGTTCCCCGAGATAGCTATTGCGGTATCTTTTGCGCCAGTAGCGGTAGATGCAGCGGTAGCAGCGGTGGAGGCAGACGTTGAAGCACTGGAAGCCGACCCTGCCGCATCGTTTTTTGATGTCGCTGCCTGTGCCGCTGAGGTAGAGGCTTCACCTGCCTTGGTGGTGGCGGTGTTTGCTTGGGTCGTAGCTGTAGACGCGGACTGACTGGCCTCAGTCGCTTTGGTCGTGGCGGTAGACGCGGAGGTTGCCGCTGCGTTGGCTGACTGGTCTGCTTCAAACTCAGAGGTAATATCCTCATAGCTGAGGGCGTATACTTGCATACGATCTGCTGCTGGAGAGAAGTCGAACGCGGGCGCGTAGGACAACGTGTCCTCTAATGCTTTGAAGACAAAATTCGTGTAGAACCAGTCCTGCCCCGGCTCAATCCTGCGAGTGCCTTGAGCATCAATAGTAGATACGAGACCTAAAGGGGCGGAGGGGTTAGCAACCGTCTCCCCCCGAAGCTGGAAAGAGCAAGCCACGGTACAGTCGATGGTTCGTACCCATGCTCTCACACGGAAATACCGTCCGTTCGCATTACCTTCAACACGGGGGATAGACGCTGATCCGTCACGGGTCTCCAAAGAAGAGCTTCCTGCTGGAGCGTGTGACGGTACTTCGGAGGACAGGGTCACGCCTGCCCATGTGTTATAGACATCCTCCCCTTTGGGGTCGGTTACCAAGTTCTTCGTAGACGAGGCCATCGCTGAGCGGGCAGAAACTTCTGAGAAAGTTGCAGCTTCGTTTTTGGAGGTTAAGGCGTCGGAGGCCGACGAAGCTGCTTGCCCTGCGGAGACAGACGCCTCACCCGCCTTTGTGATCGCGGTGTTGGCCTGCGTCGTGGCGGTCGTAGCAGACTGCGCTGCCTCGGACGCTTTCGTGGTCGCGGTAGATGCCGACGTGGCTGCTGCCGAGGCTGCGTCTTCCGCCGCTTTTACATCAGTGATGTCTGAAATCTCTGCCATAGAGATACGGGTTATGTGGTCATCCGAGGCCCCGCTGTAGGCCGTCAGGAACATCAACCGCAGATACTTGGTATCAGGGTACTGATCCAATGTGTCCTCTAGAGTAAACTCGGTAACATACTCCACAAAATCCGCGTCTTCACGAACATAGCTGCCACCAATGTAAGCATTGGAGTTCGTTGACCCATTTAGGCGGCTGTACTGGAAGTCCGCCCCAAGAGGTACAACCCCCATATACAGTCTCTTACCATCAAGGTTTACCTCGCACTTGGCGCGAACCTTCAACTGGTACACCCGACCGTATTCCACTGGGGTGAGGTGCTTGAAATACAGCCCCGTAGTCCCCAGAACAAGTAGGTCTTTCCCCCCAACCTGTGCATCAGTACCCGGCACTAAGGTAACTTCGTTGCCCCACAAGTTACTATCTACGGGGGTTTCGCCTTCTTTATGGGGAGAGATAGGGCAGATACCTGCATCCCGGCTAAAATAAGGATCGGGGGTCAGCCTAACGGCCAGAGCGAGGTTGCTCTCGGCCTCAACGGCGCTTGTTGCGGCGGCACTTGCAGAGTTGCTGGCCTCTCCTGCTTTAGCACCCGCTGTCGTAGCGCTTGCTGCTGCCTGCGATGCTGATGTGGAGGCTTGGCCTGCTTTCGTGGTGGCAGTGCTGGCCTGCGTGGCGGCAGTCGAGGCAGATTGGCTTGCCTCATCCGCTTTGGTAGAGGCCACGGAGGCACTGTTCGCGGCGGCGGTTGCCTCGTCTCCAGCGTCATTAGCGCTGGTCGCTGCGTTGCCTGCGTGGGTAGCGGCTGTGGACGCGGAGCCTGCCGCATCGTTTTTTGATGTCGCGGCTTGAGACGCGGAAGTCGCAGCCTCCCCGGCTTTCGTAGTTGCTGTGTTGGCCTGTGTGGTGGCGGTCGAAGCACTTTGCGCGGCCTCAGATGCTTTCGTCGTCGCTACAGACGCACTGTCTGCCGCCGCAGTGGCTTCATCTCCCGCGTCGTTTGCACTGGACGCTGCCAGACCTGCTTGGGTTGTTGCGGTAGATGCTGCACCCTCGGCAGTGTTCTTGGCGGTGACGGCTTCGTCTCGCGCTGTCTCTGCGCCCGAGCGGGCTGTCTGCGCTGCGGTACGGTCGGAGGATGTCGCTGCGGCGTCCTGCCCTGTGGCTGTCTCGGAGGCGGATGCAGCGCTTGCGCTGTCTGCGGACGCAGATGCAGCGGTTTGGGCATCGTCACGGGCTGTCTGTGCTGCCACCTGTGCCGCGCTGGCCGCAGAGGCACTGTTGCCCGCGTTGGTCTCGGCAGTTTCAGCCTGAGAAGCGCTGCCAGCCGATGCAGACGCGCTATTCGCGGCGTTGGTAGCCTGTGTCTGCGCTTGGGTCTTAGCGGTCTCAGCGGCGCTCTTTGCCGCCTCAGATGCGTCTTTGGCAGCTACAGACCCGTCGCGCGCCGTTTCAGCTTCCGTCACGGCAGCTTCCGCCAGATCCTTTGCAGAGATCGAGCCGTCTCGGGCGGCTTCGGCTTCCGTTACAGCAGTCTCGGCCAGATCCTTCGCAGCCTGTGCATTGCTCTCAGCCGTCTCAGCCGCAGATTTCGCGTTGGCCGCGTCAATGGCTGCCTGAACCGCCTCTTGGGCTTTCGTCTGCGTGGCGTTGTAGTCCACCTCAAGCTCGCCAAGGTTGTTCTTGGTGAACCTGTCAATGAGCGTTTAAAAGTGACCCGGTTTCAGCGTTTGATTTTGACCCGCCTATTGGGTGCCAAAGCCCCCAGGCGGACCGCCCTCATATAGCGAGTCCGTCTGGGGGCTTTGCTTGCG